TGCCTCCACGTAAGAAAGTTCTGATCTCGATTTACAGTAGAACAGTATCTCCCTTGCGAAGTTTTCCTTTCCTAACTTCAACACGTCAGCTGACAGCTCATCGCTGGATCCATAATAATATTTCCAATCAGAATCAACTGTGTATCTTCTTTTGTTAACTCTACCCTTTAATGGTTTTCGTGACCTTTTGAATCTTGCTAATTTTTTTCCAATATACATCCTGCCGTTAGCAGTATTTGTAATTTGGTAGACAAATCCTATGACCCAATCCGGCAACTCGTTTACAACTTTGCCTTCGTATGTCCAATTATTTGTCATTGTATATTCTCCAATGTTCTAAAAATAAATTATTTGGCTTTCTCATATAGTTAGGAAACTGTTTTACGTAATCTAGTATTTGCGATGTATTTTTAAAATTAAAATCTAAATTATAAAACGGAATGTCATAAAAATGTTTTTCCAATTCATACAAAACGCCTGCTTGGGTAATTATATCTAGGTCGTTAATTTTGCATTCTTGTTCGTTTTTTACAGAACTCAATATTTGCTTTTGTGTATTATAAGCAATCAATGATGAGTTTTTTTCTATAAATTGGTTGTGAGTGTTTTCAAAATCAAACCCTATATCTAAAAATTTTTTTAATTTGTCATAATCAAAAATTGTTTCAATGTCGAGTTTTTTTACAATGTTATTGTTGTAAATTTCTTTGTTTTTCTTATACAACTTGTTATTAAAAAATTTAATAAAGTGAAAAAAGAAATAATGACGTAACAGATTGATAGGAACTTTTTGATTCTTTTCATCTAACTTAAAGTTATACATCTTTTCCAAGTCGCTAACAAACAGCTCTAAATCATTACCCAATATATTGTGCCCTGTGTGTAAGGATAACCATTGCCACGTATTTTCTTGGAGGGCTCTCACACCACATTTGCCATATTGTCCGTGGTTGGTTCTGCCATAGGCACTGTGTAATATATAGAAAAAATATTCGTTTGGCCAGTATATGCCTATGTCGTCTTTAGTGCATTGTAAAAAAATTTCATATTCATCGGACAAAACTATATCACAACTTTGTGTTATTACTTCCCTAGCATGACTCGACCCAGACTCTGTAAAAGGATTTTCACCTATTTTTCCTTTTGTTTTACAGTCTAACAAAAAAGCAACATAGTTGCCAAAAGCACCCGGGGTATGAAAAATTCTATGTTCTGACATATTTTGTTTTTAATTCTACTAATTTTTTATTATCTAATTTTAATCCTGCAAAAGGACATAAAACTTTTTCTAAATAATCTAAATGCACCAATGTATGCGGTTGTACCTCTGTTGACTTGTATTCTGGCAAGTGCTTTACACCATACTCATGCATACCAAGTTCTCCGTTCTGTAACCATTTGTTCCGATCAATTGTTTGGCTTTCTGTGATATCTAAAAAATCCAAATTGTAAGAACTAAAAAAACACGATTTGATTTGTTTTTGAGACAAATACAAATCTATGTGATTGATAAAATTAACTGTTCTCAATTTGTGTTGATCTTTTGATATGTAATTTTTGTGGTATTGCTTTACTATATCAATTTTAGAAGCACTAGACAACCACCATAATCTATTATTAAGTTTTACATTTGAATATTTTGTGTTATAGGTTGTATCTTGCAATATTTTTTTAGACAAATCTGTTTGGTCATTATTAATCAAATCCAATCTATCCGACTTTGCCCATTGTACAATTACCAAATCATAATTCTCACGTTCGCATGAATCAATCACACATTGAGAAATGTATTCATTACCAGCACCCACTTCACTTAAATTTACAATTTCTGTGTCATTTACAATTTCCGGTAGTAACTGTGGCCACATTGGCCACACGTGTCCTTTACCAAAACCATCGCCTACACATAAGATTTTTTGCATTTGCAGTATTTAAAGCCAAAAAGAGTGACCGGAATTTTAATCTGTGTTGGTAATAAGATACACAATGCCTGCACAGTCCTCTGGCAACTCAGTGACCGGTTCGTTTTGGTAGATCCATTGCATTTTAAAAGTCCAGTTGTTTGTAAATTTTGTGTGTCAGTGTGTTCTCTCCGACTATGTCATCAAACATATTCTGTAAGTTTGTGTAGTAATGGTTCTTTCGATGGTTCCAGAAATGCTGATAGTTGTGCTGTGCAATCTGTTCCATCTGTGCCTGTGCTGACTTGTCATTTTTGATGTGTGTCAAGAAGCTCTCTAGATAGGGCAGTTTTTTTTCCAACGCAACATCCGTGTGCCACTGCTGATAAAATCCGTTGTCATACAAACGATATCCCGTGGCCAACAAGCGAGCATGCATGGGTTTATGACCTAAATGCACCACAGGAATACCCAGAGCAATGGGTCTGAATGTTTTTTCCGTAAAATGCCAACTGCCAGAGTTCATAGTTTCAAGTATCAGTTCACAGAATGCCTGCTCATACATTTTAAAGTTGGGCAGGCCGTTGCCAAATGAGTGTAATGCATGCATGGGTTGAGTGTGTTCGCCAAACTGTTGTAATAACTTGTGTTTTTTTTCATGAAAAAAGTCTTCATATACAGATCTCCGATCGATCCGCGGGGGTGCAATGCAGTCTGACCATATTGCCGAAGCTCGGAGATGGTCGCTCACAGTTTTTCTAAAATCATCTTTGCACACTGTTTGAATTAAAAATGTTTTTGTAGGTCGACGTTTCTTGTGTAGTATCTGTGACAGCAACAGCACAAAAGAGTGACTGATCGAGTGTTCGTAGGTCTGCTCATGATAAATTTTTATATTACTGTAATTCTTTTCGTAATAACCATTGACTATTATTTTAATATCGATTGTCATGGCAACTGTGTTTAAACGATCCATTAGTGCATCTGTAAATTTGAACGGGTGGTGGTTGTATATCGTCAGAGATTCCACACACCGTTGTTGCAACAGGTTCATGAGTATCTCTGTGTGATCTACAACAAAAGTCTCGTACACCATCAAGTGTTTTACCGTGCTCTGGTTGCACAGTTCTAACAACCGTGATTGGTTGATTGCACTGAGTGATATCCCTCCTATTTCTTTAAAAAAATTCGAGACATACTCTGGTAAATCAATACTGTATACGGAGGTTGCTGACATAATGGTATTTAAACTCAAGATCATATGGAGGAATTTCTTTTGATGTTATATACACACGATGGGCAACCTTATCCATCCAACAGGCACAAACCACAATTTCAAACAGGCACATATAGCATCTTCGCAGTGAGCAGTGAAATGCACCCGCAAGGGGAAGTGAATCACTTGGTGTAACATAAAAAAATGATGAGGCTCTGGGAAACAGATCCACCCTCAGGTCCGCCAAACACTATCATGCAAGGTTTTGGCAGGCTCGCGTTGTATAGAATGAGCAAACGGGTACCGCACAACCGCCCGACGCAGGTAGCGATGTATGATGACTGCGAACTCACCACAGGGTTCACGTCAGTTCTGCTAGAAATAGCAGAATTGTGACTGCTCATCTACCACAGGAAACGCAATTAAGAAAATGAAACGAAGCGACAGCGAGTTTCAGATGTGCAGAGCACATCTCCCAACAGTTTTAAATACACACGACAGCATGGACCTAATATTCAATCATCGTTTTGGACTAGTGGAACAACAGGACCTCGTGGTGTGTGATGTGCTCGCTGTGCCGGATCAACACGATGAAGCGGACATGGTGGAGTCCGGATGGTTGGCCCTGGATCGACCCTATCACATATACGATCGTGACATGGAGGTGTTCTACCAGTGTCGCAGTACTCGCATAGATCTCAGCAAACAGCCCAGATCTGGAACGGAGCACACCCACAACGATCTTCCCGTGTTCATGAAGGAAATTTTTCCGCGGCACCGTGACGACACGGTGTGGACCGGCATGCACCAACTGTACGCCGAATACATCCAACGCAAGGGGTTCCGGGACCTCTACAATCCCTTCGACCACGTCAGCCACCGCGACAGTTTCCTGATATTCTACAGCGACACGCTGGACACACTGCTGGGATTCACCAAGATCAAACGCTACCACTGGCAGGAACACTTCTACAACGATTACAACGATGAGGTGACTGCTGTGTATCCAGAAGGCGAACCACATGGGATCGAATCCGTGATGCACTGCAACCGATCACCCATCAGTCAGCTGACCATGGAGATGGAGATGGCGTGGGCCAAGCAACAGAACGCCGCCTACTACTACGCCGGTGCTGGCTATGAGAAAAGTTCCATGTACAAGAGTCGACACCGCGGATTTGAATGGTGGACGGGCACCAAGTGGAGTCGCAGTAAGAGAGAGTATCGGAGATTGTGTAAGAGAGATTCTGAATTGCGGTCTATTGCGGATCTTGGAAACGCCAAGTGACCACATCATCTATTTCGGCCTGTGTCCAATTTTTATAATAGTCTGTGGTTTGTTTTAGAATGTCTGAGAATCGATTCAATTTGCTCTTTTTTTGCACGAACATCAAACAATATTTTCCGTTGCTCATGCTCACATCACCGATCTTCTCTCTGTGGTCCGGGTGGTCTTCCAGCACCACAACATCGTTGAGTCTAAAAGTGCGATTCATTTCGCATCTCACTTTGTAGGCTTCATTGCAGGTCCATCTCTTGCGGTCGGTTATTAAAATCAGCACATCAATTTTGTTAAAGTCTGTGTTTTCGGTGTGCGTCCAGAAATTAGAATCTGGTTCGGCATTGGATACCCATCGCATAGACACTTTATTTTCTAACCGAGCTCGCTGTGCGTAAGGACAAGGAGGCATGTCTCCCAGCATTGGATGTGGCTTCTCCACGAAAGAGATCATCCAATCTCTGATATAATCATGTGGGCTAGTCTGCTGACTGTTCTTCTGTGGCATCAGCTGGTTCATGTTGTGAATCTTTTAGGGTTTTTTTAACTTCGAGTAACTCGTCTTCCATTTCTTCCATGCGCCGATTGTTCTCCGACAGTTTCTTTCCCATGGATTGAACTTCGTCGTTGGCATGTTCTATTTTGGTGAGTAACATTTTGATTCGACTGTCTTTGGCTTTGAGGTCATCATTCAAACGATCCTTCTCTGTGGAGAGGTCTTTAATGTGTGCTTTAAGCTCAATCAGTATTTCTTTGGTGCTCATGCGTAAGATTAGTTATATTGTTTGAATTGCATCATTATATTATACTATATGTCGTACGATATTAAAAGAACGGTTGTCCGGTTTTTTTGGTAGTTTCCAGGTTGTCTTTGACAAGGTCCCCTACAATAGCCCGCTCGTCTGGACTTAACTCTAGTGCTTCCTGCCAGGTCAGTCCGCCACGCATGTACCAACACATTTTCATTATTTCCAATTTTAGATTTTTACTCTCGTTTTCCAGATCTTTAAGATATGCGATGATTTCAGAGTTGTCCTTTGACAGTAGTGTTATACGAAAAAATTTGAGTTGTCGAATGTCACTGGTATTTCGTATGTGACAGGTGCTCCAAGTTTGATCTGTTCTTCTGTGGCTTGAATTTTTACCGGCGGTATCTGTGCCTGCATTCTCACACGACCCAGCTCGTTCTGTATCTCGTTGACCAGTTTAGCTTCACAGTTGTTGCAGAACTCTTTGATCATTTCTTTGTCTTTTACCACAACGCCTTCGGGTGTTGTGATCTCTGTGACAGCTTCTACTAGCAGATCAAAATTTATATCATTGAGCAGTTTAAAACTCTTTACAAATTGATCACCTTTTTGTTGTTCTGATAGATTGCTGTTACGTACAGTGGAATAAATTTTCTCTTGTTCATACTGTGCAGTCTGTATTCGATTCAATGTTTTGTAATTCAACGGAGCCACGTTTACTATGAATCTATCCTTTGTAGTGAATTGATCTTGAATCTCTGTATTTTTTAATCCCTCTAACAGTTGCACCACACTGATTGATTGGGTTACTTTTTCTGTTGTGCCTGGCACTGTGTATGTGATGTCCATGGACTCACCGTAGGTGGCCGCTCGAATGGCCAACAGTATGGTGTCCGTGTCATAATTGGTCATCTGCCAAGGATTCTTAAAGTTGGGTATACAACTTTTGATCACATCCACGGTGGCTTGACCGCTGATCATTGCGTCTGGTGTTTTAAATGCCAGCTCGTCTTTGGCGTTCATGGGCAATACTGGTATCTCTCCAGTTTCTGTGGGAGTGAACACGTCTGGTCCATAGTACTTGCCTTTGGTGGGCAGAGTGATATAGATCGCTGGTTGTCGATAATACTTGCTCAGTGGGTTTGTGTTTTCTACCATAATTGTTATCTATAAATATACAATATTAACTTGTGCGTGTCTATATTTATATGCGTACAAAACAGGGTATTTTAAAACTGTATGACGGATGATGTAGAAAAACTGGAACAGTCGGCGAAGAAAACTGCCGGCGAATTGGATAAACTTTCCAAAGTCAGTCAGAGCACCCACGACACCCTCAGAAAAAATGCAAAGAGTGAAGAAGGCGCAAGAAAAATTACCAATCTTTATATCAGAGCTAAACAGGAAGAATTACGACAACTAAGAGCTAGTAAACAAGACCAAACTGATGCAGGTAAAATTAAAAGGATCCAACTATTACAAGAATTATCATCGATCAGACAAAGCACACGAAAACAAGGTTTGTTTGCGGCAGTTGCCACAAAGGCAACTACCGGATTAAAAAGTTTCATAGGAGCACAGGCCACACTGGTCGAGGGCATACTGGCCGTTGGCAAGGGAATATTCAACACCGGTGCGAGATTCATGGATGCCGAACAAAGAATCGAAGGCTTCAACGATGCGGTAAAAGATTTTGGCGACGTACCTTTCCTGGGCAAGGGCCTAACAGCACTGGCCAAGTCGGCGGACTTCAACGTGGGCATATTCAAGCAACTGGCACAGACCGGTGCCACATTTGAGTCATCGATCATCAATCTAAGAAATGCGGCCCATGAGGCCAGGATGCCGATATTGGATTTCGTTGACATGGTATCAAAAAACTCCGAAGTGATGGGTCAACTCTTTGGATCTGTGGACGCCGGTGTTAAGAGAATGAGTCAATTCCAGAGTGCGTTACGAACTGTGACACAAGAACAGTTTGCTCAATTTGGATTGAACCTCACAGAAACATCAGAATATTTCCAAACCTATCTAATGTTGGAGAGGGCAAGGGGTAGATTGGTTCTGGGCAACACCGACGAGGAGATTGCCAGATCAAGCCATTACATCAAAAATCTAGTGAGACTGTCAAAATTAACCGGAGAAAATGTTGATGCGATAGATAAAAGAAACAGAGAACTTGCGGCCAACGGGGTGCTACAATCACAACTGTTATCCTTAGGTCCAGCACAGCGAGCGGCCATCAATGGCACAATTGCCAGTTTTGGAGGAGCCGACACGATGATCGGTAAGTTGATCACCCAAGTGGTGGCATTTGGTCAAGCCACGGAAACCGACACTGCCCTCTTGGACGAAGTTGCCCGCGGACAGTTGATACCTGCGATCCGAGCTCTCAAGTCCGGGGCCATGGATGTTGTTGAGTTTCAAAATATCGTGGGTCGAGCAACCAACGAAGGAGCCATTAGTGACTTCACTCGATCTCTTGCTCGAGCAAGCATAGTCAACGGCGAGAATGCTGGTGTGGTGAACGAGACCACTCGATTACAAAGAGCAAGAAATACCACAGATGCCAACGAGATGGCATACAGAGACACGGTCAGTAAAAGTTTAGTCGGCATGGGAGATTCACTCAAGGTAGCCAAATCAGGGGCAGAATCTCTGACCACAGGCGCAATGGAATTTACAGCATCGTCTATGGGTCTGCTCGAAAAAGCAATCGCAACACTGGGTCAAAATAAGTTGGATGGAGACATAATGAAGAAAAGTTCCATGGCCACTATCATGGCATTTGATCCCTCGTCACGTGCTTTAAGAGTAACAGACAAAAACGGTCCCGCGGATCCTATGCAGATCTATCAAAATACAGCATTCTCAAACGACATCTCCGGAGAAGCGAGTTACGATGGTTTCAAGACAGGAACGAAAAATGTAACCGGAGAAAGATTTCCAAATTTCGGAACCCAAGGCACTGTTGTTCGGGTGCATGGACCAGAGGCCATAATACCGAGGGAATCTCCCATGGGCAAGATTGTCGCGGCCGTGGACAGCCTGACAGTTAAACCTACTGTGAATGCCAGTGTGACTGCATCTGCAATGCCAGACAAAGGAAACAGCGGAGAAACCGACAATATCACCGCAATCAGCTCACTATTGAGTAGGAACTTGGATAATATTTCACAGATAATGGATAAGAGCGAAAAACATTTAAATACACTGGTGGGAATAAATTCCACCGTGGCAAAAAACACAATGGATACCAAAAAAGGACTTGCAAACTTGAGCACTTCCCTAGTATAATATAAACATGGCTTGGAAAAAATACTTTAAAGACGCAAACTTATCTCCCATATCAGGAGATAAAAACCCGCAATTCGCAAAACGAAATTACTCATCCTATCTACCGGATGTGTACACCGGACACCCCAACCGAGTGCAAAGATACTTTCAGTACGATCAGATGGATTCTGATTCAGAGGTCAATGCGGCCCTGGATATTCTTGCAGAATTTTGCACACAGAGTAACAAAGAGAACGAAACTCCATTCGACATCGTGTTCAAAGATGATGTCACAGAATCAGAAGTTAAACTGTTGAAAAAAGCTCTGCAACAGTGGACCAAATCAAATCAATTTTCAAAAAGAATTTTTAGAATTTTCCGTAACACTTTAAAATACGGAGACTGTTTCTTCGTGAGAGACAACGAGACCAACAAATGGTTGTACATCGATCCTGCCAAGGTGGATAGAATTGTTGTGAACGAATCAGAAGGCAAAGTGCCTGAACAGTACATCATCAGAGACATCAACCCTAACCTACAGAGATTGAGTGCCACACAGATCACACCAAACCAACTGTACGGTGGAACTACAGGTGGAGCATATGCTCAGAATTTTGCAGGTGCCGGGCAGGGAGCAAATCAATCAGGTGCAGGTGGCGGCATGGGAGCATCCGGTGGAAGATTCTACAAATCCATGAACCAGTATGCAATCAATGCAGAACATGTGGTACACATGAGTCTGTCAGACGGATTGGATAACTTGTTTCCTTTCGGTCAGTCTGTGCTGGAACAGGTATTCAAAGTGTTCAAACAAAAAGAATTATTAGAAGATGCAATCATCATCTACCGAGTACAACGAGCTCCGGAACGAAGAGTGTTCTACATCGATGTGGGTAACATGCCAACGCATTTGGCCATGCAGTTCGTTGAACGAGTTAAAAACGAGATCAATCAAAGAAGGATCCCTACCACAGCAGGTGGAGCAAATCACATAGATGCCACATACAATCCGATGTCAATGAATGAAGATTATTTCTTCCCTCAAACAGCAGAAGGACGAGGATCTAAAGTGGACACACTGCCAGGTGGTACCAATCTAGGCGAGATTGACGATCTAAGATTCTTCACAAATAAAATGTTCCGAGGATTACGAATTCCATCATCTTATCTGCCCACAGGGCCAGAAGATTCTCAACAGTCTTACAATGACGGTAGGGTGGGCACAGCATTTATTCAAGAATTAAGATTCAACAAATATTGCATGCGATTACAATCAATGGTTGCACCCATGTTCGACGAAGAGTTCAAATTGTGGATCAAGAACAAAGGTTACACCATGGACAACTCAGCATTTGAGTTGAAATTGAATCCTCCACAGAACTTTGCACAATATCGACAAACAGAAATGGATCAAAGCAGAGTGAGTACATTTGTACAGGTAGCAGAGTTACCATACATGAGCAAACGATTTGCCCTGAAGCGATTCTTGGGCATGAGCGAAGAAGAAATGGCTCTAAACTCACAATTGTGGTCAGAAGAAAATAATGTGGCACAGAAAAAACAAACCAAATCCACACAGATGCGAACAGCAGGAGTAGCACAATCTGATCTACAATCAGATCTGGATCAGTTTGAAGAACCCACAGCAGAACCAGATTCACCAGAACCAGGACAGCCGGGCACAACTCCTCCAGGCGGAACGCCGGGTCAAGGTGGAACCAATACAATATAAATATCGTTATGAAGTTAATGGAAATGTTTCAAAATACAGCAGACGGCTTTGAGCAAACAAAGAACTACAATGCCGAAGACGATATCTCTGTCCTAGATGACGGTGATACTCGAAAAACTCGTTTGACTCTAAAAGACATTAACAAAATGCGTCTTGCCTCAGAGCAACACGACGAAGAGCAAAAACAAGAAGCAGTGTTTGTACAAAAAATGTACGGACAACCAGCAATTGAAGACGACTTATCTTTGTAATAATAATTAAACACACAATATTATGGAGAATACAACAGCATTTGTATTAGGCAACGGTGAATCTCGTAAAGGTATTCGCATTGCTGATCTTAAGACACACGGCAAAGTTTGGGCATGTAACGGTGTGTATCGCACAGAAGAACCTGATGTATTGGTGTGTGTGGATCCCAAAATGGTGTTAGAAATATCAGAAACACCGTACCCTGAAACACACGAAGTATGGAGCAACTACAATCACCAGTACGATAAAGTCGATCGAGCCAAGAATCACATACAGTTTTTTAAACCCTCGTTGGGCTGGAGTTCCGGTCCCACCGCATTGAAACATGCCTGTGAACAGGATTTTAAAACCATATACATACTGGGCTTTGATTATCAAGGACATCCTAAGTCCAATAAAGGACAATTTGCATTTAATAATGTGTTCAAAGGCACTCGCAACTACAAACCTGTGGAATCAGATGCCACTTTTTATGGCAACTGGATGAATCAAACCAAGCGATGTTTAAACGATTATCCATCCATTCAGTTTGTAAGAGTAGCACCCCACAACGGATTTCGTCCTCATGATTTAAACTTTGCTCCAAACTTTAAAACCCTAGATATTGAAGAGTTTTTGGAGCTATATAATTTACAAATCAAAATATAGCGTAATACTGTCATATAAAGACAGTTTTAGCCGCTTTTGGCACCTGTTTCGCCGCCTATATAGTAAATACCTACACTTATAAGTAATCTTAACGCATACACAAGGAGCACGTGCAACATGTCAAACAAATTTGAACAATTATTAGAATTGTTAATCAATGAAGAAAACGACAAAGCGGAATCTTTATTCCACGAGATCGTAGTAGAGAAGTCAAGAGACATCTACGAAGGATTAGCAGAAACAGAAGAGTCAAAAGACGAAACTGTTGAAGAAACAAAAGAAGAAGAAGTAAGCAAAGTTGTACCAGCAGGTTCTCACAAAATGCCTGACGGTACTATTATGAAAGACAAAGATCATAAGAAAGAAGCTAAAGAAGACGAAACTGTGGGTGAACAAGTTGAACTTGCAGATGAAGCTAAAGACGAAACTGTTGAAGAAGAGTCTATCGAAGAAGTAGGTGGAGATGCAACTGATGAATTGATCAAAGACATATCTGCTGAAGAAGAAGGCGAAGCTGATGTTGCCGATGCCGGCGAAGAAGAAGTTGCTGGTGACGAAGAAGGCGATGTAGAAGACAGAGTTGTTGATTTAGAAGATGCTTTAGACGAACTAAAAGCAGAATTTGAAAAAATGATGTCAGGTGATAAAGGTGAAGAAGAAATGATACCAGGTGAAGAAGAAGCAGAAGAAGCGGCTTTAGCACCAGTAGAAGCTCAAATGCCTTTCGAAGCTAAGGAAACTGTAAAAGAATACAAAATTCCTAAGTCTGCTGAAACTGCTGACGGAACTGCTAACAAAAAATCTCCAACAAGTGATAAAGGTGGAAAAGTAGCAAAAGCAGATGCTAAAAACATTGCTCAAGGTTCAGCTGACGAAAAAGGCGGAACAGTTGCAACTCCAGCTAAAATCATCGGTGATGTAGCAAACACAGGCGGTAAAGAAAAAGTGTCATTAAAACCGGCACCAAAAACTGAAACTGCTGACAAAGCTGATAACAAAAAATCTCCAGTTGCGTAAGTAATTGGAATTTTAAGGAGAGAGTCGGATGTCATCATTGTACCTACGAGAACAACTAACGTTTGATCAAGCACGAGTGCAGGTTTTACATGAAGGTAAAGATGGAAAAGATCTTTACATGAAAGGTATCTGTATTCAAGGAGGCATTAAGAATGCCAATCAAAGAGTGTATCCGGTTTCGGAAATTGCGAAAGCAACTAAAACACTTAATGATCAGATCACGTCAGGTTATTCTGTACTAGGAGAAGTAGATCATCCAGACGATTTAAAAATTAATTTGGACAGAGTTTCACACATGATTACTGATATGTGGATGGACGGTCCAAATGGATACGGCAAAATGAAGATTTTGCCAACCCCCATGGGTCAACTTGTTTCAACTATGTTGGAATCGGGTGTGAAATTAGGCGTTAGCTCACGAGGAAGTGGAAACATTTCTGAATACGGCAACGGCGAAGTTTCAGACTTTGAAATCATCACAGTGGATATAGTGGCTCAACCTTCGGCACCTGGTGCTTACCCAACTGCAATATATGAACATCTTTTAAACACAAAAGGCGGACATAAAGCAATGGGTGCGGCGGCTGAAGTTAGAAATGACAAAAAAGCACAAAAAGCCCTCACTGAGGCACTAACCAACATAATCAAAGGACTAAAATAACATGTTCGACGCAATATCAAAACTAGTTGAGTCAGGCGTGATCGGAGAAGAAACTCAAAAATCTATCTCTGAAGCGTGGGATTCACAAGTTAAAGAAAACAGAGAAACAGTAGCGGCTGAACTTCGTGAAGAATTTGCTAAAAGATACGAGCACGACAAAGGTAACATGGTCGAGGCTATTGACAAGATGATGACTGATAAGTTGTCTGAAGAAATCAGCAAATTTGTCGAAGACAGAAAAGCACTGGCTGTAGAAAAAACTTCTTACAAAGAATCTGTAGGAACGCATTCTGCAAAATTAGAAGAGTTTGTATTAAGCAAACTTACTAATGAAGTTAAAGAACTACACGACGACAGAAAATCTGTGTCTGAAAACTTTGGAAAATTAGAGGAGTTCGTTGTAAACGCACTTGCTAAAGAAATCAAAGAATTCGCAGAAGACAAGAAATCTGTAATCGAAACCAAAGTAAAATTAGTGAAAGAAGCAAAAGTTCAATTGAAAAAATTGAAAGAATCTTTCATTAAGAAATCAGCTCAGGTTGTTGAATCGGCTGTCTCTAAAAAATTGACTCAAGAAATTGCTCAATTGAAAGAAGACATCACGTCAGCTAGAGAAGTTTCTTTTGGTAAACAAATTTTCGAAGCGTTTGCTTCAGAGTATCAAGCTTCTTACTTAAATGAGAAGTCTGAATCATCAAAACTTATGAAGGTTGTTGATGAAGCTACTTTGAAACTGCAAGGCGCTGAGAAATCCATCGAAGAGAACAGAGTGGTGATTGAATCCAAAGAGCAAGAAATTGCTCAGATCAAGGATTTGATGGAACGCAAAGAAACGATGGCAGAGTTGCTCAAACCTTTGAGCAAAGAAAAAGCAGATGTTATGAATCAGTTACTGGAATCAACAGAAACTGGCAAATTAAAATCTGCGTATGACAAGTATCTTCAAGCAGTGATGGAAGATGCTCCTGTAGCAAGAGCCAAGAAATTTATTTCTGAAGCTTCTGGCGACAAAGCAGGTGCTCCTCGATCAGAACGAGACGATGCTGAACTAAGCAATATCCGTGTATTAGCGGGCGTTGCTCAAAACTAACAACTAAACTAAGGGAATGAAACAAATGAGTGAATTATTTGAGTCAAAATGGAGCGAAACTAAATCAGCTCTAACTGAAGGTTTAGCGGGTAACAAGAAAAAGACTATGGACATCATCTTAGAAAACACTAAGAGATATTTGTCAGAGTCTGCTACTGCAGGTGCTACATCTGCTGGTAACGTTGCTACGTTAAACAGGGTTATCCTACCAGTAATTAGACGGGTTATGCCGACTGTTATTGCTAACGAAATCGTTGGTGTACAGCCGATGACTGGTCCTGTAGGACAAATCCACACACTAAGAATTAGATATGCTGATTCTTCTAGCGGAACTACGACAACAACTGCTGGTGAAGAAGCACTATCTCCATTCAAGATTGCGGAAGCATACTCTGGAGACAACAGTTCAACTAAAGCGGCGGCTACTGCGGCATTAGAAGGATCTGCTGGAAAAAGATTATCTATCCAAATCTTAAAACAAGCGGTTGAAGCTAAATCAAGAAAACTATCTGCAAGATGGACTTTTGAAGCGGCTCAAGACGCACAAGCACAACAAGGTATCGATGTTGAAGCGGAAATCATGGCGGCGTTAGCTCAAGAGATTACTGCTGAGATCGACCAAGAAGTTATCGGTTCATTACAATCATTAGCAACATCTAATGGTAACAATGAAACTTATGACCAATCTGGTGTATCTGGAACTGCAACTTTCGTAGGCGATGAGCATGCGGCACTTGCAATCTTGATCAACCGAGTTGCTAACGTAATCGCACAAAGAACAAGAAGAGGCGCTGGTAACTACGCTGTAGTTTCTCCACAAGCTCTAACTATTCTTCAATCTGCTACAACTTCAGCGTTCGCAAGATCAACTGAAGGAACTTTCGAAGCACCGTCAAACACTAAGTTTGTTGGAACTTTGAATGCGGCGATGAGAGTATATGTTAACGCTTATGCGGCTGACGACTCTAACGTACTTGTTGGTTACAAAGGTGCAAGTGAAGCAGACGCTCCGGCGTTCTATTGTCCTTACATTCCTTTGATGTCATCGGGTGTTGTACTTGATCCAGCTACTTTTGAACCAGTTGTTGGCTTCTTAACAAGATATGGCTATGTTGAATTAAACAACACTGCGTCATCTCTTGGTAACGCGGCTGACTACTTAGGTACAGTAGGAATCAGTAACGTATCATTTAAATAATCTTTAGATTATTTGAGATTAAAAAGGCGTCAGAAATGGCGCCTTTTTTTTGACTAAAAAATCAAATACACTCGTTTAACGGCATTTTTTTCTTTGTCGTACGAATTGCATTCCAAATATGACATTTTAATAGTTGCAACTAACACCTAAATATTTCTACGAAGATACAAATATCTTCTTAAACGAAAGGAAATCCAAATATGGAAATTCTAACTAAAATCAAAGCAGGCGCAAAGACTATCACAGAAACTGGCGTGGGCTTGATCGCCCTGGCGATGGTTTTCGAAATATTGTTCAAGGGACAACCAATACCGTTCTTGGGAACAATAAATGTAATCGGAAATGTGTCGGCGATTGTAAAATCTTTCTCAGCTGATGGATTGGTAGGACTTGTAGCAATATACGTTCTATACGCTATCTACAAAGAAAAATAAACAATCAAACACCTGGGGCGGTGCAGACGTGCATCGCCCATTTAACTCTACATTTAATTTTTATTAGCACTGTATAAATACATCAGTTTAATTGTGCTTTACAATGGTGTAAAGACTTATGCGGAAATAAACCACCGCGTACCGAGTAGAACTTGGATTGGACTCCTAACTAAAGGAGAAAACAAATGGGAAGACCCGTAAAAAAATCACGTTTTGGAAACACAGCAGGCGACTTTGAAGTCACTGGTGCATTTGCAACAACAGCAACACAGCCAGACGGTACAGGTGCAGAAGCAGTATCTACAGCATCCGGCAACTATATCGTTAAACAAAGATCCAGCAAAAGATTTATTATTAATTTTACATCTGCAGATGGATCGACTAGATTAGCACAAACACTTGCACTTACAGCAGTAGCTCCGGCTTCATTGACAGCTGGACAGTTTTGTGTTCAACTTATACTTGATGACTCTACTGTGGCATATGTGGCTAAGTTCTTCAACAGAACTGTACACTATGTAACAGCGGCTGGCGCAACAGGAGCAATAGCTTACGCAATGCTAACTGAAGCAACAGACGAAGGCAACACAGCAGGCAAAGGTACTATCGACGTACTATAATCATAGTAGCACACGTGCTTATAAGACCATGGGGGAGTTGTATGCTCCCCCATTTCTTTTATAAATAACAGTAATATTATGGCAAGACGTATTGTAAACTCAGGTGATTATTCAGTTACAGCAGGCACGGGCGTATTAGGTGTCAACACCATCACACTCGATGCGGCAAATGTGAGAATTCCAGGAAAGTTAACGATTGAAGGCACACAGACTGTAATTAATTCAACCACACTGACAGTGGATGATCCTTTCATTGAAGTGATCAAAAACAACTCGGGCTCAGATCTGGATGGTGGTATCTATGTGAATCGAGGCGGAACCGGCAACAATGCTGTGATGTTTTGGGACGAAGGTGACGATGTATTCAAGATGGGAACAACCACAAACAATGCTTCCACATCTCCACTGACCAATCTAACACTGGCAAAATTACAAGTAGCAGAACCTTCTGCAACCTCAGATGTCGCCACAAAAAACTATGTTGATGTTGAGATAGGATCAATAACGGGTGCAACATTTGCCGTTGACGATTCTTCAACTGTAACAGCCGCGTCAGGCAACACTCTATATCTTAAAGGTGGATCCAACATTAACACTGTTGGCAATAATGCCACAGACACAATAACAATATCACTAGACAACGATTTGACAGGTATTACATCCATAACATCAGATGCATCCAACGGTGATTTAACACTGACAGCAAACGGCACAGGTGAAATAGTGCTGAATGACATACTAACATTCACAGTGGGCACTGCAAACCCAACTGCTACTACATCTACTAAAATGTATAACAAAACAGCGGCAGGCGGCGGAACAGGCCTATACTTTAAAAACTCAAACATTGATTCTGGTGCTGAAGGAGAATTGATAAGTAAAAAGAAAGCAACAGCACTAGCTATTGCACTAGGATAATATATGGCAATTACAAATTTTCAAGTTGGAACAGGCACGGGATCAGCGGCATTCACAGCGTCAGCATCCACTGCTATCACAGCTATGTACATCACAAACAAATCATCATCAGACGGAAACGTGGACGTATATGTGGTTCCGTCGGGCAGTACTGTAAACGAAAATTTCAAAGTCTACAACACTCTTTTAGTACCAGCCCAAGACACTTACGTGATTCATTCAGAAAAATTAATTCTCGAAACTGGTGATAAGATTTACATTGCGGCTCCAGACTCATCAGCACAATTCAACGCAACCATATCAACCATAGGATTATAATCCAATGGGTAGACTCGTAAAAAATCCAAAAATAAACCCAGGTGCTTTAACTGTAAAAATCCCCACAGTAACCACGACACAACGACCAACAGGAGCAGACGGTGATATTGTTTACAATGCAACCACTGGTACATTTCAAGCCTATGACAACGGATGGGCCAACATATCCACAGGCAATTCCGCACCAGGCACAATAACTATTGATAATTTTCAAGGAGACGGAACCACAACAGTTTTTGGAAATGGCTCAGGTAACATGGACGATTCTACTGCGGCACAATTAAGTTTTTCAGTAACAGATCCCACTGATATATTAGTGTTCATTGGTGGTGTATATCAAATCCCCACAGTCAACTACACTGTTGGCGGGAACACAATCACATTTGGATCTCCACCATCAGCAAATGACGGTGCAAGTAACGACCATATCATCACAATCATACACGGCCTTAACAAATTAGGCGAATAAAAAATAAAATTTAATTAATTGTACCGAACGGTCGCCATCCACCAGGAGTGCCGCCTTTAATGCATACCCAGCCAACCGGAAGACCCAGAGCAGGCTGTTCATTCCACACAATTGACCCTGTGGACCAGGCACCGGATTTAGGTTCTTGCTCGCCGGAAGAAAATACTCTTTCAGAAAATTTTATATTGCCGGCAACTTCTAAACTTTCAGTTGGATTTTTAACTCCCACGCCAACCTTGCCATACACATTTAAATTAACAGGCTTGCCTGTTTCTGAACCAACCACTACATCTCCGTTGGCTCTACAAGTTAATCGTGGAGTATTGTCTGTCCCTATGGAAAAAGGCACGTGTGCAGAAGTGCCTACAAACCCTGTCAATTCATGGAAGTGTGTTACTATTTCGTAACCATTTGAAAATACAGCAAAATCTGCTCCAGGGGCTGTGGTGTTGATACCTACTCTCCCGTCTGCCACATACAGAGTATTTTTTACCTGTAAATCTTTTAGTATACCTACTTCTTGCAGATAACTTTTCTTTACAGACTTACCTAAAGAATCTTTCCATATAACTTCGTTGTTGTCCACCATCACTGCTTGAGTGACATTTAATTTAGGCACCTGTGCAGAAACATATTCTAATTTGTCTGCTCGCACTGTGCCTTTGATATCTAAATCTTTTTTAATTTCCACACTGCCATTTTTAACAATGATCTGCGTTTCTGACGCAGTGTCCTTGATACCTGTACTGCTGAAATTAGTTACTGTCCCGCCGTCTATAAGATCACCAGTTAAACAATTGGTATCCAGTGCAATCTCAGATAATTTGATAGATTTTGCAGTGATCTTCCTAGTTGTGTTTAAAGGTTTAAGTGCCATATATGAATATTTAGTGTATTATCTGGCTTAGGTATGATCTGGTAAATATCAATGTAGTATTATGGCAATTAATAGAATAGGTGGAGAATTACTTGAATCCAATCTGATTCGTACATCGGATATTGCCTTCCAGACGGATTTATTATTCGTAGATGTGTCTAACGGCAGGATTGGTATTAAAACCGATTCTCCAGGCAATTATGCTCTGGATGTTAACGGTACAGCAAGATTTCAAGATTCAGTAACCATCACAGGTGATCTAACAGTAGCAGGTACAACAACCACGATAGATTCACAGAATCTATCAGTAGAAGACAATATTTTAGTGATCAATTCCAACAACTCTGCGGCCACAGATGCAGGTATAATGATCAACAGAGGCGGTGCCAGTAATCCGGCTGTGTTGTACTGGGACGAAACATTGGATGTATTTCGATTTGGAACTACCACATCTGATGGTTCTACAACAACAGATTTATCAGGTGTTACTCTAGCAAAAATACAAGCGGCAGATCCGGTAGGTGACACTGATCTAACCACCAAAGCATATGTGGACAGTGCTGTTTCATCGGGAGCATTTTCGGGTGATGGCGGGGACATACTGTTGGGCACTCCTGCCGACTCCTCATTTGGAGACGGTGCTTATTCAGCATTGGTGGGATCGAGATCTATAACAGATGCTGTGGATGATCTAAACGAGACCATGGAAAATATTCGGAACAACACCTATGTGAAGTCTGTGGATTTTTCTGCGGATGTTACCACTGGGTCAGCAGGATTAGCAGTTACTCTCACCATCTCAACAGTGGGTGGCGGTGCTACTAGATATGACATCGATTGGGGCACAGGTGAATCAGCCACCACAGCCACCACAGATACCACACCAAGTCACACCTACAGTACAAATACAAATTCTCCTTACACCATAACAGTGACAGCATACAATCACACAGCCACAGCAGGCTCAGCAGGAAGCACAGCATCAAAAACAAGAACACAGTACATTGTGATTTACACAGCAGAACCTGTGCCAAATTTCTTTATGTATGCGGCCGCGTCGGGTGGATCAGCAATCACTAAAGCAGACAACGGTGCCACTGTGTATCTCGAAAACGTAACCACCAACACCGGCAGTGCCACAGTGACCTACGAAGTAGATTGGGGAGATACCTCAACCAGTTCCGTAGCATCAGATTCGGCGGCCGGCGGTCGATCCGGTTCTAGACTTTCACACACCTACAACAACTCTGCAGACGATGACGGATCCACGGTCGGGTCAGGCACAGGTGATACTCGATATACTGTAAAATTAAAATTGTTATCTCATAACACAGCAGACCCAGCAGTGATACCTGCAACTGCGAGTAAAAACTTTGATGTGTATTCTGTACACGCTGTAGATTATTCCACAACAGATTCCACCATACGAGGAATCAACGAAGAAGGCACATCAGGATTCCCTGTTACATTCACAAACGACACAGCATCCAATCCTGGAGCACAGAGCACATTCTCAGCCAATGTGTACACTTGGAATTTTGGAGAAGGTGACAGCAACACCAACGTTAATGTAGGTTCTGGAAGTGCAGGAGACACAGACGAAGATATTTCTAATACATTTAATTTAAGTTCTGCCAATCAAACAAATGGTGTAACATCCACTTTCACAACCAGTCTAAGTCTTGCCACTGGACATTCTGGCACACCGTTCTCAAAAAATATTAATATTATTGTGGAGCCCAATGTGAGAGCGAACATAGCAGGCACGGCAGATAAAGTATCAACCGGAACAGGCAACAATCAATACACGTTGTATGATCACACAGATCTAACTGGTGCTAACAGAGCATCAGCAACATTTACCAATACCTCGCAGAATGCAGACAACTACGACTATGATTACTTCAGTGATTCAAGTTCTTTGGTGTCAATAGCAGAAGACGGATCAACTGCCGGCAGTGTTGGAACAACTCTAACAAGGAACTTTACAGGAGTGTCAGCAGGATCTTTCACAACAAGATTTCGAGCATATGGCACACCAGACACATTCTTCCAAGACGATGAAGAAACTCTTACGTGGATCATGAAAGCAGTGCCTTCGGCGCCGGCCAACCTATCTACAAAGAGTTTGACGTTAAGTGATTCAGCACAAGGATCATCTCCCAAGCTGTGTGCTTCATTTACCGACAACACCAGTTCAGCCGATACATTGTCTGCTGGTACTGCATTAAATTCTACAACTGCAAGAAGGTACACAAGTACCTCTACAATCGACACAGCAACAGTTGCAAACGCCTACAATGGTGCCGCTGGCACACTAACAGCGAGCATCAATGCATCCGCTGATGGTGCTAAAGCGTTCTCAGCAACAGCAGGAGAAAACGGAACGTTTACTTCCTTGGTTGTTAGCAATCAAAGAGATTACGACGAAGTTGATGGTGCGTATCCTCAAGATTTCTATCAAGTGTTCACAGCAAAAATAACAAAAGCACTGTCAGCATACTCGGCAGGATTGACAGCACAGAGATTAGAACATTCTGCAACAGGTAACACCAACTATGTACATGTGCTCAAAGACGATGTTACATCTGCTCCAACCACTAGTATTGGCACAGTGACTCAAAATGCGGCTGGTACATTCCAGTATGTTTCAGGTATACCTTATTACGATTCAGGCTCACCAAGTTTAACAGTAACCGGTACAACCATTGCTAACCTAACAGGACAGGCCTACGCTGATATAACTAATCCACATGAAATTGAACCAGGCACAGTGTCCGAGGGTTCTGGCTCTATTATATCCAATTTAGATTTTACATATGCAAACATAGATGGTTCGAGCACATTCTTAACAGGTGGTATACCCAACACAGACACCGGGGTGTCGTCTGCTTATACCATTGGAGCAGTCACAGTGCCTCTTACTACATCAAACATGTTCTCAGTTTCCACTATCAAAGCAAGAGCCACCAACTGTAATGGTGCAGGTTCTTATGATGCAGATGCAACAAAAATTCAAGTTTTCACACAAACACCGGGAGGTCTTAATTTAGATCAAGGTGGTATCGCAGTTAGTGACTCTTTAGGAGCCACCCACGATGACGATGCTGTGCGAATAAGCGGATTGGGTTCCGCCTCAGACACACCGGCTTTCTCAAATGCCGACTACTACACAAATAATGCATGGTCTGGTGCAGTCACAGTGGCAGGAACCCAAGAAGCAATCGTTCGACCAACGAGTACCAGTGCAGGTACCATACAACATTACACAACAGATCTGAGCTCAGGCCATCTGCCAGCTGGACCAGATCTAAACTCAGGAAGAAGTGGAGCCCAGTACTACACGTTCGCTTTCCGAAGAACTTCCACTGCAAACTTTACAGTGACTCTAACAGGAAAAGTTTCAGGACTTTTTGTTGCGTCACCGGGTACAGCGATCGATGATGCCTCTGATATCAACGGATGGTTGAATGCTTCGTTGTCATATGCAGGATCGGGTGTGCCAGGAGCTGACACAGGCAATGGCGGTAACGGATCCAACGGTTGTGCATTTACATCTGGAGATAGAATCATAGACAACACAACATATTCTGCACAATCATTCACTCTAACACTGGGATCTGAGAATGCTTCCAATGCCACAGGTAATAACATACTAATAAGAATTAAACTAGAATCAGGAGACAGTGTGACAGCACTGAGCATCGCATAATGGCAATCACAGACGCAAAAAAAGTTGATTATCTCTGGAAGAAGATAGGATATGGAGTTAGTAAAACTGACACCAATGCAAACAAGAAAGCACCCAATGAATCTATAGCATCTCCTTTACTGTTGAGAGGTGACACCACGTGGAATGCGGCAGACCAAATACCCACAATCCTGCCAGGATCATCCACCGGTGTTGTGACTGTGTACCCCACATCCAGTCCAGATGCTTGTACTGTGGACAACACCACTGGAGAGGCTAATAGAACCTGGAAGACCGGTCTCACAGACTGGATACCACCTGAATTTGGATCCACCTATCAGGTAAAAGTATATGTACACAGTTCTGGTGATGCGAGCAATGCCGCGGCATCTGGCACACAGGTAGGTGCCACAGGATCAGGCAACAACGACGAATGGTTCTTTGACTATCAATCCGGTGTGTTGCATTTTATAGGAGCCAATCTACCCAATGGTGTAAATTTCACAGGCAAGGTGGTGTACATAGCCGGAGGACGATACACAGGCTCTAAAGGATTACAAAACTTAGTGTCGAGTTTAGATCCTACAGGCAATTTCACATTTGCCGGATCTACTATCAATCAGGATGTAACCGATGCAGACTTTACTCTAGACACAGCAGGAACAGGACAGTTTGTTTTTAACTCAACCACTGCTATCAATCTACCCACAGGTAACACAGCGGCAAGGCCTTCTGCCACAGCAGGTATGTTGCGTTTCAACTCGCAGACCGGCAAGTATGAGGTGTCAGAAGATGGATCAACATATACCTCACTGCGTACTTCATCTGAAGCAGGCGAGATCACCAAAGATGTGTTCACCGGTGACGGATCCACCACACAATTCACAATGAGCATAACTCCCACAAACGAAAAAACTGTGATATTATATGTGGATGGTGTGATGCAGGAGCCTGACACAAACTACACAATAAGCGGAAGTGTGTTGTCATTCACTGGCGGAGATTCTGTGATAGAAGCACCACATGAAGGTGCGAGAGTTGTGGTCATGCACGGGTTTGCTGACTAATCTATTGTGATGCCTGTTGGCGTATAAATTATAGAATATTTTTTAAATTCACCTGTGAGACTGTTCACTGTGCCCATTTCTGGCACTATCTCCCAATCAAATTCTGGTTGTCGAATAATAAAATCATACACATCCTGTCCTGATTCCAACCACAACTTCACTCCGGTCATGTTGTGCCCTGTGTCTATTCTAAATGATTTACGCAGGATCAACTCACACACTCGATCCAATTTCTGTCGGAAACGATTCATCTGTTCCACTAGATCAGGTCGCTCGTTGAGAATCTCTGCACTGCGATTACGACAGATTGCTGGCCACCTCACGGTGAGATGATATTTCATGTGTTTTTTATTGACCGGTTGTTTCATCCACCACTTTCTGATATTCTAAATAATCCATCACTGACATGTTCTCAAACTCATCAAACAGGAATATCTTGTTGGGATTGGGTTTACGCACATACACAATATGATTGTGGGGATGAGCCATTGCAATGGATATCAATCGTGATCGCTCTGTGAGATTGGCGATGTCATAGCCAAACAGATAGATCACTTCCATCTCCATCCAACAGGCCAACAGCAGTGCAAGACTCTGTTCGGAACAGGAATTCACCTCCAGTTCCAAGCTCTTCACGAAAGGAAAATTGGGTAGATTATCCAAAGGATCAAAAAATATGTATTTCTTGTACAGATCCTCTGGCACCAGTATTTTTGTGCCCTTGAAACTGTCAGTGTTCAGCATGTCCTGCAGACGAGTCTCTGCATTTGTGACAGCATAGTCAAACGGATGATTTTTATGTGTGTTGCCGGCCTGAATGGTACTGCCCAACAGATCGCTCTGATCAAAATCCCATTGTATGGGCACAGAACCCACTATATTGACTGCGTGTGTGTGCATATGTTCATTATCGTATCCTATTACTTATAGCGTAAAAATTAAGACAACCTGGTAAATACCACTGTTATAACAGTCAATCATGACAAAACAAAACGTTTGGAGAAATTAAGATGGCAATAGGTCGTATATCAGGACAGATGTTGAAATCCAACCTTCTAAGGTCTGGAACAGATTTAGCATTCGAAACAACATTACTAGTATTAGATGTAACAAATTCAAGAGTGGGTGTAGGCACTGCATCCCCAAGTGTATCATTACACGTGGCAGGTTCAGATGCTATCAGAGTACCAACAGGTAACACAGCGGCAAGACCGACCGGTGCTGTGGGAATGATACGACACAACTCAACCACAGGACAAATTGAAGGATACAACGGTGCATGGGTTGCCATGACCGGTGGATCAACTCTGTCTGACACAGACGGCAACACAGGTATTGATGTTGAGAGAGCATCAGATCAAAATGAAATCCATTTCTTCACAGAAACATACGGAGATGTGGCTCACATCAGGGACAACGGTTCTTTTGAAATAAACAACTTAAAAATAGCTGACATGACCATCAGCTCATTGACCACGAACGGCGACATCAATATCACCCCAAACGGTACTGGTTCGACTGTCATCAAGAGACTATCAGTAACAGATGGACTTGACCTGGGTGACTTAGCGGCACTGAACGTTGGAGCAATCAGTGTTGATTCAGTTCAAGCGGATGACAATGATTTTGACCTAGCACTAACAGACAACAGAGCGGCGGCATTGGAGATCAAAGAAGGATCTAACGCTTACATGACTTTCGTTACAACTGACAGTTCAGAACAGATCACCATTGACAAGAAAACTGTGGTTTCAACTGGAGTTACATTTGAATCAGACACTGTGGACATCAACGGTGGTGCCATTGACGGTGCTATCATAGGTGCCAACTCAGCGGCGGCAGGTACATTCACAACTGCAACAGCAGTTAGCGTACAAGCAACCAACGTCAAAGCCAACGATGGAACAGCGGCAATCACGATTGCTGACTCATCAGGTGCTGTTGCAACAACAGGAGCACTTACAGTAGGCGGTAACTTAACAGTTAATGGTACTACAACGAGTATTGATACAGTAAATTTAACTATTGAAGATCCACTTATTGTTTTGGCAAAAAACAACTCCGGTGGAGATGCCAACGTGCTTGACCAAGGTTTATTAATCAATCGGGGTTCACTAGACAACGTATCGATGATCTGGGACGAATCACTAGATGAGTTTGCTATGGCAGTCTCAGCAGGAGAAGCTGGATCCACAGCAGGTAACGTTACTATCGATTCATATGCGGCTTTACACGCAGGTGTCACAACAGTTACAGATCTACAAACTCCTCAACTATCAGCGGCAGACGGAACTACAGCGGCAACTATTGCAGACTCAACAGGTATTATCACACTGTCAGGTGCTTTAAGTGTCGGTGATAACAACATCACCAACGTGGGCAACATTGCTCTTGACTCGATCAGTGCAGATGGCACAGACATCAACATTGCTGTATCAGACAACTCAGCTACAGCATTAACAGTCAAAGAAGGTGCTAACGTATACCTAACATTTGACAGTAGAAACACAGCAGAAGTAATCACATCTGCTCAGGACTTCACTGTCGCAACAGGTAAAACGTTCACCACAGACACAGCAGACATCAACGGAGGTGCCATTGACGGTGCTATCATAGGTGCCAACTCAGCGGCGGCAGGTACATTCACAACAGCTACGGCTACAACAGCAGT